CTTAAAAAAGTTACTTGAGCAAAAAGGAATTGAGATTAGTAATGCTCGACTTTCCTATTATGCTAATGGTAAACGGAAACCAAAGGACAAAAATATTTGGATAGAAATTGCTAAAGTTCTAGAAGTTAATTTGCAAGATATTATTATTGATATTGATTATTTTTTATCAATTAATCAAGAAAATTCTGTTAAAAATAATGTTAAAAAAAGCGGAAACGTTAAAAGTTCAGAAGCCAATGCGCTGTCTAAAGAACTACTATCTCTAATAGATAAAAATTCGCCATCTGAATTAGAAAAAGTGTACCGATACTGCAGCTTAGTTTCTAATTTTGAAAATTTAAGCAAAGCAATTGATAAAGCAGGAGTAATGATTCTGGTTTCTTCTGGTGAAAATGAGATAAAAAAACCACACCCTGCTATTGCAGAAAAAGTAAAAGTAAATGCTGCCTTAATTAAGTTAGATGAATTTTTTGAAGAAAAACGAACATCAAAACCTAAAAATAGTGGCGAAAAAGATTGGAGTAAATTTACGAAGTGATCGATTACGTTCAAAAGTACATTGACGGTTATTATGCGGGCATGGTCAAATTCAACTATGAACGAAAATTACTTGTTGATTATATTAAACGTGAGGTAGTGCCTCGTCTCGAATCAGGCGAGGTATTTTTTGACGTTGGACAAATCGAGAATTGTATCGGTTATACAGAGAAATATTTCTTTGAACTGGAAGATTTCCAAAAATTCATTATCAGTTTTGTTTTCTTATATTTTTCAGAAAATCATCGGAATGTTTATCGAAAAATATTAATCATGATTGCCAGGGGGAATGGTAAAAATGGATTACTTTCTGCAATAGGAAGTTATCTAACAACCCCTATGCATGGAATCGCTAACTATAACATTTCAATCGTGGCCAATAGTGAGGATCAAGCTAAAACAAGTTTTGATGAAGTTCACGATACAATTGAGAACCATGAAGAATTAGAAGAACTATTTGGTAAGCCACGTAAATCAGAAATCAAGAACTTACAGACAAAATCGCTCTTTAAATTCAGAACTTCAAATGGAAATACTAAGGATGGACTTCGAGATGGGGCGGTTATCTTTGATGAAATCCACCAATATGAAAGCAATAAAGATGTAAAAGTACATATTTCTGGACTAGGTAAACGACCTAATCCACGTGAATTTTATATAGGAACTGATGGTTATGTGCGTGATGGATTCATTGACCAGATGAAAGATATGGCACTAAAAGTTCTTAAAGGCGAAGCGAAATGGAATGCTATGTTTCCATTTATTTGCAAATTGGATAAGGCAGAACAGGTTGATGACCCTACCCTTTGGGAATTATCGAGTCCTATGTTTTCACTTCCAATGACAGAGTATGCGCAAGGACTTTTTGAAACAGTTCTTGAGGAATATGAGGACTTAGAATTAAATCCTAGCGGACGAGATGAATTCATGACTAAGCGCCAAAATTTCCCAGTGACTGACATCGAAAGAAGCGTGGCAACATACGAAGAATTAAAAGCAACTAAAAAAGAGTTTCCAGAATTAAGAAATCTACCTGCGGTTGGAGGATTTGACTTTGCTTCTACTCGTGACTTTATCGCAGTTGGTGCTTTGTTTAAGGTTGAGGGGGATTATGTTTTTAAATCTCATTCATTTGTTCGTAAAGAATTTGTCGATAGAATATATAGCTATTCAAAACCAAATGAAAATGTTAATGGTAAGCGACGATTTGCCCCGATTAGACAATGGGAAGATGAGGGATTGCTCACAGTATTAGATGAACCGTCAATGGATGCACAGCACGTTGTAGATTGGTTTGTTCGTATGCGTGATGAAGAAGGTTATGAATTCCAAACTATTTGTGGAGACGGCTATAAAATGAGGGAGTATTTGCAACCTAAATTTGAAGAAGCGGGATTCGAAGTCTCTTGGAATGGTAAATTTGAAGAACCGCTTGGTTATCGTGTGGAAGTTATCCGCAACTTTAGGGCCATTGATGCACAATTATCAACGGTAATTGAGGACAGTTTTGCTAATCAAAAAATTAATTTTGGCGATAATGACATGATGCGGTGGTACACAAATAACATACTTAGACATTTGAAAAAAGATGGGAATGTGGAATATATCAAAAAAGAAGATGTTAGACGAAAGACAGATGGATTTAAAGCTTTTGAAGCAGCAATGTTTAAGGCTGATTTACTAAATGAAGTTGATTCTACAGATTTCTATGATAATTTGGGGTGGTTTATGGGATAAAACGATACTTTTTGAGAGTAAAAATCTAGCATAATTCATATTGTAGAGGAGTGAGCAATAAAATGTTAGTAATGTGGTGCGATAACCCTCAAATAAAGCTGTCAGAAATGGCGGCTTTTTATTTATAAAAACGCTACTTTTTCGCTCTACTTTTCCATTAAACTTGAATTAAAAGTACGGAAAGGAGAAAATGTGGGACTATTTTCAGACATTTGGTCATCTGTAAAAGATAAATTAAGTACAACCGATTTAACTGGGTATGACGCATTATTTAATGCACAAGTCACGCTTGGTATTAAGAATGCTGCTTTAGAATCTTGTGTTTCTTACTTAGCAAGAACTGTTTCTAAAGGTAAATTTGTATTTAAAAACGAAAGCTCAATTACAGATTCTAAATTTGATTATGCTTTAAATATGAGACCAAATCCTAACCAAACAGCTAGTGAATTCAAAATTTCAATGATAAAAAAGCTGTTAAATGGTGAGTTATTAGTTATACAGGATGGTGATCAGTTCTATATTGCTGATAATTTTGTAACAAACTATTCGCTTGACGGGAACACATACACGGGAGTGACAGTTAACTTCTCCAATAGCAAAGTTTCTAATGCTCCTAATTCTGGACCATACGCTCAAAAATATTTTAATAGAACCTTTATTCAAGGAGTGGATTGTTTTCACTTAGATAATGACAATATTGGTATAAAAAAATATGTTGATAGTCTATGGGATGATTATGGGAAATTATTTGGAATCTTAATTGCTAATCAGCTCCGTGTAGGGCAAGTTAGAGCAAAAATTAGCATTCCAGTTAACAGCAAGCTTGAAGATAATGAGAGAAAAAAATTGCAGCAGCAGTATGCAACAACTTTATACGACAAAATGATGAATGATCCAGTGGTATTTATTCCTGCCGACGACAAATCAAAATCTTCGTATGATGAAATTTCTTCTAGCAAGTCTGCAACACTTCAAAATCAGATTACTGACTTTTGGTCTTTAAAAAAAGTATTCATTGGAGAAGTAGCAGGATTGTTGGGAATTCCTCCGGCACTAGTGCTTGGAGAAACTGCTAATAATTCTGAAAACTTGGATTTAGCAATTGAATCTGCAGTGATTCCATTAGGGAACAAATTATCAGAAGGATTTGCAAGTATTTTAATTAAAAAATCAGGATATTCAGTTGGTAATACCTTGCAAATGACTGGATTTAAAACAATTAACATCCTTGATAGGGCTGATGCAATTGATAAAGTTGGTTCAAGTGGTGTGGTTAAAGTAAATGAAGTCCGTGAGGCTTCTAATTTACCTCCAATTCCTGATGGAGATAGATTCATTATGACAAAAAATTATCAAAAGGAAGGAGTACCTATTGAAAACTCTTAATTTACACGGGCCTGTTATTGACTCAGATGATTCTTGGTTTTATGATCTTCTAGAAATAGAAAATATTAACGCTAAGTCAGTTGAAGAATTTTTAGATGAAGCGAACGGTGAAGATATCAAACTATCAATTGATTCAGGCGGGGGTTCGGTACGTACAGGAAGTTCAATCTATACTTTATTGATGAACTACCAAGGAAAAATTACTGCAGAGGTAACAGGGCTTTGCGCATCTATTGCTAGTGTCATTATGTTGGCCGCCGAACACATTGCAGTATCTCCGGCAGCGACTATTGTTATTCATAATGTTTGGTCAGTTAATCAAGGCGATTATCGCGATATGGCTAAACAATCTGATGTATTGAAAGAAATGAGTTCTAGCATTGCTAAAATGTACGCTAAAAGAATGGGATGTACATTGGAAGAAGCGCAAGCAGCAATGGATGAAGAAACTTATTATTCTGCAGATCAGGCAGTAGAGGCAGGAATTGCAGATGAAAAATCATTCGAAGTAGTAAAAACACCCCTTCAAATGATGGCATCAATGGACCAGGCTTTCTCCAGCGATAAAATTGCCAAGCTCAAAAACTTTATGAAGGCTCAAATTAAAAATGAAACTAATGATTCGCAAGAATTCAAGTTGGATTCAGAACAATATCAAGGAATAACAGATCGTTTAGATCAACTTATTTCTTTTGAAAGTGAAGAACCAAATGAAGAACCAGTAGCAAAAAAATCTAATAACTCGGCAGACAAGCCACTTAAAAATCAAAAATTTAAACCACTTTTCCTAGGAGGAATTAAATAATGGATTACACAAAATTACCTAATTACACAGCAGCTGTTGGAAAATATACAGATGCAGTTGCTAACGGAGCAGATGAAAAAGAACAACAAAAATTATTTGCACAGACTATGGAAGTTATGGGCACTGAAATTGTTGAAAAACTTGCTGATCAAACAAACGAAAAAATCAACTCTCTAATGTCATCTCGTTCTGCTGAAGTAATGTCAGCAGAAGAAACAAAATTCTTTAACGATATTACTTCTGGTGTTGGAAATGTAGAAAAAACCTTGCCTCTTGAAATTATCAATCAAGTTTTTGACGAATTGACTTATGCCCATCCTTTACTTGATGTTATCAATTTCCAAGATATGGGACTTCGTACAAAAGCGATTACTTCTGATGGAGTCTATGACGGCGGATTAGCAGTATGGGGTACATTCACTGGTGATATCCAAGGTAAGTTGAACCAAAACTTCGGGGAACATGATTTTTCTCAAAATAAACTTACTGCATTTACTGTTATCCCTAAAGATGCTCTTGACTATAGTTATGATTGGTTGAAAACATTTATTGTCTTACAATTATCAGAATCAATTGCAGTTGCTCTCGAAACAGCTTTAGTACTTGGAGATGGGAATAACAAACCTGTTGGTTTAATCAAGGATGCTACAGTTGTAAATGGAACTACTACATATGGGGATAAAACAGTATCAGCCGACCTTTCTCAACTTTCTACCCTAGACGGTTCTAAAGAAGTTTCTAAACAGGCTGCAAAAATTCTTGCTCCAGTTATGAAAAAATTATCAATTAGCGAAAAAGGCATTCCTCTCAATATTGCTGGACAAGCAAAAATTTTGGTTAATCCTCAAGATTATTACAATTTCACTGCGATGTTCTTATATTTGAATGCAAATGGAGCATGGGTTGATATCTTACCTTTCAATATTTCTGTAATTCAATCAATGGCTGTTCCAGCTGGTAAAGGAATTGTATTTGTCGCAAATCGATACAATGCTTATCGCGGAAAAATGACAATGCAAGAATTTGACCAAACGTTTGCTCTTGAAGATCTTCAACTTTATACTACCAAATCATTCTATTGGGGCAAACCAAAAGATAATAATGCTTCAGCCCTTGTTACAATTGCGGCCGTACCTGCTGGGTAAGGAGTAGTCAATGAAATTAAAAGTAAAAGCTGTCTTTGATGATTTAAAGGAAAATGTTAGACGTGAAGTTGATGAAGTTTTTGAGGCTTCCGTAGCAAGATTCAAGGAGCTTGAAAAAAAGCTCCCTGGTTTTGTTGAAAAAGTGGAGGAAAAAGAAGATAAATAATAGGAGTTAAATATGAGTACTGCAGAAACTTGGGCCAATGATAACCTTAATTCATTCAAACAAAGAATGAGAATCAGTACTAATGATTCTGACGAACTTGCTAACTTAACAGATATGCTCATAGCCTCTTATACCTCAATTCTTAGATTAGTTGGAGTGCCTGATGCAAGTGATCCAGAAGTTAAGGAATTAATTTTTGAGCGTTCACGTTATACATACAATGATGCGCTAGATGAATTCAAAGACAATTATAAGCAAAATATCCGTGATGTTTTTCTAGCTAATCAGCCTACTGATGATGTAGGAGAGACGCAATGATTAAATCGCAAAAATTACTTAAATCATCTAATCGTACCAATAACGGAACAATGCGAACGCAAGTTACATTTCAAGGAGTAGGACTTGATACGTCATTTGACGGGAGAGGCGGTGATCCTATTGTTCTTTTTAAAACATACGCAGATGTTTATTCCCCTAGTAATAAAGATTTAATGATATTGGGGAATCAAAACGTTAAGAATGGTGCGACGCTTAAAATTCGTGACCCAATGACTGGTTATCAGCCTAAAAACGATGACAAAGTGATTATTGATGATTCGAGATATGCAAATAAAGTATGGAATATCATCGATATTCAGCCAGATTTTCATGATCGTACTTTCTTAAAAATAATACTTGGAGGTACAAATCTTAATGAGTAGTTCAATGACAATCAAAGGATTTGAAGAAATTGAAGCAAAATTGAGAGAAAAGTTTAGTGAAACTCGTGTGAAGAAGATAGAAAGTGATGCACTTAAAGCAGCTGCGGATGAAGCTGTAGTTGATTTAAAGAGTACCCTTTCTCAATTTGCAAATTCTGGTGATACAGTAGCTGGTGTTGTTCGAGGAAATGTTTCCAGAACATCAGGACTCCCCGTCATAAAGATAGGTAACAACGGTAAGCATTGGAGACTTGTTCATCTTGAAAATAATGGTTTTGTCAGAAATGGTAAATCATATCGTTATAAAAGTTTTGGTGCTTTACAAAGATTTTCAAATGCTCAAGGGCAAAAATTTGTTAAGACAGCGCAAGCTAATTTGAAGGAGTTGCTAAAATGAAGGATATGCTAAGTGAACTTATGCAATCTTTAGCTAATGACTCTGATATTCTAGCAATTCAAAGAACAGGTGGGCTTAAAAGTTATTCAAGATATGAAAATTTATCTGAAAGATCAACAAGTATAACAATTACTCCGACTGGTCCACCAGAACAAACAGCTATGAGTAGCAATGATTCACTAGCTAAACATTTTGTCTATCAGGTCAGCATAGAGGCAATTGACCGATTAACAGTAAAAAAATTACAAAATACAGTTGAAAATATTCTAAAAACAAAAGGATTCTTTCAGATGAATGGCGGACTAGATGAATATTTTAGCGATACAAAAAGATATGTGGATGCTCGGTTTTATGAAGGCAATAGCAATCTTTACGAAAATTATTGAAAATAAGGAGAATAAATAATGTCAGTACCTATTGGTTTTAAACGTTTAACAATTCGTATTAAAGACGGAAGCGATCCCGTTCTTAATACAAATAAATTTGTAATTGAAGGAAAAAAAGATAATGGTGGGATGGTTTCCGCTAAAGTCTCAGGATTAGCAGTTGATGCTGTAAAATCTTACTCTTCAAATAAAGTGTATGCTATTTCTGGAAAAGGGGTAGGTGATGGTAAGGTCGACTTTAACATCATGGACTTTCCAGAAAAAGTTAAAAACGCAGTACTTGGAATTGTAGCCTCTACTAATGGTGTATATAAAGCTACTGCAGACCGTACTTCTCCATACTGCTCAATTCTATTGGAAGATGTTACCCCTCAAGGTAATCCCTATTTAATGGCATTTGTAGACGGAATGTTCTCTTCTGATGGTCTTGAGTTTAATACAGTACAAGGGAAACAAAGCGAACTACCATCAGAAGCTATTAGCTTTGCCATTGGTTCTGATGACAACGGATTGTACTACTCTACCTTTGTAGGGACTGGAACTTCTACTGATGCAGCTGGTATTGCAGAAATTGAAGCTGATGCTTTAATGGTAGCAGCGCCTGCAGGAGGTGAGTAATAAATGACTAAGTTGTCGATTACTCTTCGTGATAAAGATGGTGAGTTTACTGTTACTCAAGAACATGTTAGCGGTCAAAAACTTCTTGATTATTGGGATATGGCAGTTGAAATTGAAAAAAACGCTGATAAGATGTCTATTTCAGACGTTTATAAAAAACGGATTAATTTCATTGCTAGTTTATTCGATAGTTCAAAAGTAACGGAAGAATCAATTTTGGCAAGTGTACCTGCTTGGGGATTGCAAAATTTCATTAAAGATGTTTTTGAAACGATTACTGGTTCAAAAGAAGTTACGGGTGACGAAAAAAAGGAACAATGACAGTCTCAGAAGCTCGTTCTGAATTTCTAGACTTTGTAAAAACGCTAGTATCGACTGGTTCATATACTTTGGCAGATATCCTTAGTAATGATTTTTCTACAGTTGTTTCTGTGGTTGGTGCAAAAATTATATCAAATGATAGTAGCGTAGATGAGCCTAAACAAGAAAAAGTATTATCACTTTGGGAATTTGGGCAGTCATTAAAATAAAAATAGCTCTTATGAGCTGTTTTTTTATTTAAAAAAGAGATATAATTAAATAAAAAATACTGGAGTATGATATGGAAATTAGATATTTTTTTGATGAGGTTAAAGAGACTGCAATTGATATAAAAAAACCTATATTTGCAGACAAAGAGTTATACAACAAATTCATAGAAAATAGTAAAAATATAATTGCTATAGACATAACTCCAGAAGGAGTTAAAGAAATAATAAATAAACTTTTAAGTTATAATTTTCTTTTGCACTCTCAGATTAATTTTGTAGATTTTTTAAAAGATGTAAATATAGATTTAGAAGAGTTACAGAGCCAAAGAAATGCTCTACAAGAATTAACAAAAATTGAAATATCCAAAAAAGATAAAGATATACAAAATGAAAGAATTAAAGAATTTTACACCAATCTTCCTAAGTTTGAATATAAGGTATTGAAGTTTCGTGATCGTATGATTATTGGAGATACAAAAACAAAACCTATGGAGGAAATGTTAAACGCATTCGCTAGACAAGGCTGGAAAGTAATATCTATGGTGGAAAACACATGGCGGCAAGAAGGTATAATGACGGGGAATAGTCATGGTGAGATTCTAGTAACTATGGAACGACAAGTTTTTAATGGATAACGAATATAAAAACGCTACTTTTTAAGGGCGTTTTTTGTTTATCCTTGAATTAACGATAAAAGTTCAAGGAGAAAGCAATGGCAGATACACCTTTAGGGAAAATGATAATTGAAATGGGTTTTGATGATTCCAACTTTGCAAAGGGTGTTACTGGAGTTAATAAGCAATTAGCCGCCTTAAAAAATGATTTAAAAACTTCTCAAACATCATTTTCAACATTTGGTAAAGGTGTTGATGGAGTTAGAAGTCCGATGGAAGTTCTAACTAAATCCATTGAGACACAAAAAAGACAATTAGATTTACTCAAAAAATCTTATGACGGTTCACTTGTTGATGGGAAAGCAAGCTCTAGTACTCAAAAATATGCGGCTGACATTTCAAGAGCAAGCGCTCAGATGGCTCAATTTAAATCACAGTTAAAGTTAGCAGCAGAGGAACAGTATAAACAAACATCTCTGTTACCTAAGCTATCGACAGGATTTCAAAAAGTAAGTGGTGGATTAAATTCTATCGCTTCTGTTTCTACTCCTGCTTCAGTAGCAGTCACTGCCGTATTTGCAAAAGGAATTCAAGCAGCAACTAATTTCAATGGTAAGATGACTGAAATCCAAGCTTTATTATCAGACGGAACACCAGCAAGTGTTCTTTCTAAGCAAATGGATACTTTATCAGATAAATCTAAACAATGGGCTAGACAATACGGTATCGATACCTCATCTATCAATGATGGTATGGAAGAAATGATTAAGCGTGGTTATGATTTTAATCAAACCGTTGGGGCTATGCCAGCGGTATTAGATGCTTCAAGAGCCTCAGGGGAAGATTTCGGAACAGTAATGTCTGCATCAACTGCCATTCTTGAACAATTTGGCTTGAAGACTGAAGATACAGCATCCATGATGAAAAATACCCAACGAGTAACGGATAGCTTGACATTTGTAGCTAATAAAACCTCTGCAGGATTTGAAGACATGGGAATAGCAATGGAATATGTCGGGCCTGTTGCTCACTCTTTAGGTATGAATGTTGAACAAACCGCTGCTGCAGTAGGATTGCTTTCAAATAATGGTATCGAAGGTGAAAAAGCTGGTACATCACTTCGTGGTGCTCTATCTCGCTTGTTAAAACCTACTAAACAATCTTCGGCAGCTTTTGAAGAACTTGGCATTAATATCGATGAGTGGAAAAAAGGAAATATCGG